TCAGCGTGACCACCGCGCCGCCCTTCGGCTTGATGTCGGTCAGCACGAAATCATGCACCACGCGGTCCACGGTGCCGATGGCGTAGTGCGTGTTCTCCTGCCGCTGGTCCGTGATGATGGGGAACGGTAGTACCGCGCCGAGCACCACGTCGGTCTTCTCCGTCCCCGGGGTCACCGGGATGAGCTCGCTGGCCGCGCCGTACTGGTCGCGAAGCATGATGACCAGCGGCCCGGCGCTCCAGTCCGGCTCCTGATCGAGCGTCAGCGTGAGGCCCCGGACGTCCGTGACATAGCCACTCTGGCCCCAGCGCGGCATCGTGTGGGACACGCCGATGCGCTCGCCGAGGTGCGGGATCAGACCCTCAAGTTCCGTGTCGAACTCGACATACTTGCGCTGGTACAGACGGCGCTGCCACATGAGGCGCGCATACTGCTGGGCCTGAGCGTGGTCGGTGCAGCCGAACAGGCGCACGCGGTCGGAGTCGACGCCGCTGGTTGGCCACTGCGCATAGGCCGGGGAGAACGTCTTGGGGTCGCGGTACTCGACCTCGATGCTGTCGGTGCGGCCGACCGGATCGAAGTCATAGGTCATGCGGAAGCTGCCGCTCACGATGTTGGCCTCGCTGAACAGCATCGAACGCACCGGCTTCAGGCCGTCCTGCTGGACGCTGAGGTAGCTGCCCAGCGGCAACGGTGCCGCCGCCACGCTCTGCAGCGCGTTGACCATCGCCTCCCACACGGTGGTCTTGCCGGTGAACACCGCGTTGAAGCCGTAGCCGCGCCAGTATTCCTTCAGCTGGCGCAACTTGGGAAGGTCGACCTCGTCCATCGGTCGACGCGCGCCGTAGTCCTTGTTCGTGTAGATGTCGAGCAACGCATCGGCCGGGCTGTCGGTGGCCTCGCCCCGGCCGCTATGGACGCTGGGCAGGATGCGCGTCATCAGCACGCGAACCTTCTGCTGGGCGTCGTTGGCGATGCCCTTGCTGGCGCGCATGCGCACGGCCATCAGCGTGCAATTGCCGTAGACCGGGGCAGGTGTGATGTCCGCGTACAGCTTCACGCCGCGCCAGATCCACAGCGAGCGGTGCTGGCTGTACGGGATGTTGGCCGGGCGACGCACGCGAACGCGCCACATCGCGGACAGGCCAGTGTCGATCCAGATGGTGCGGCGTACCGGCGTGACCTGCTCGTCATGAAAGCGTTCCGAATGGAAGCCGACACCGCCTTGCGGGTTGCCGTCGATGTCCACCGCTTGCCAATACAACCAGACATAGGTCGTGGCCGCCTTGTTGATCTGACCGTCCTGTTCGTACAAGCCGTTGGGGAACTCGATGTCGAAACGAATGCGCGAACCCTTCTTCCCGGTCTTGCTGAGATCGAACCAGCCGATGTCTCCCATCGTGTCCATCTGCTGGTTGCCGACCTCCGGCGAGGTGGTTACATCCTCCCAGAAATCGAACATGCCGATGCGCGTCATGTTACCCTGATGGACCGACGGCGGGATAACTTCATACTGAACGATACCCGGGTCCATGCTGCTGACCGAGGTGTCACCCACTAGGACGTCCTCTACCTGCACCTCACCTTGGCTCAGAACCAGGAGCATGTCGATATACTGCTCGCCCGGGTAGAATTGATAGTAAGTGTACGGCTGGCTGCAATAGTCCGGTGTCATCAGCACGCGGCCGTACACCACCGGCACAGGTTCGCCGAGCCGGGCGCTGTTCTGCTGGTTCTTGATTGTGTAGACGGGGCTGGCCGTGCTGGAACCGGCAGCGGCGAAGCTCGGCTGCTGCGGCTTCTGAAACAGCATGCCGATGAGCATGGACGCCGCGCTCAGGACCACGCCGACAAGGATCTGCGTAACGATGACCGGCAGCGGCAGCGCAGGCATCTGCGCCAGCACCACCACGTCATCCGACTCCAGCTCCATGTCGAGATCGTCAAGCTCCTGTTCCTCGCTGTTGAGGAAGAAGCGGATCGGCGTGCCGAAGCCGTTGGGGTAATGCTCCTGAAGCCAGTCGATAGGGCGCGCGTTCGCCGCCAGCTCGTGAACCTCGCGGTCCCGGGCGCTGAGCGGGTTACGGATCAGGATCAGGTGCGGCATCGCCACCACCGGGCATTCGGGTACGTATGGTTGAACCGAGGCAGAGGTTCCCAGACCGCCCCAGTATTCGTCTGAGTATGCAGCACACCTCCGCCTATGTAAAGTCCGACGTGGTGGGGCATGCGTGACCGAGACGCAGCAAACAGATCGAAATCACGTGGGACATCCACCGGCATGGCCGCCGCTGTGAACTCAGCGTGACCGTCCGTGACCGCCTGCACCACCTCACGCAAGGCTGCATCCCCGGGCACATTCCAGTCTGGCAGTGCGACTCCGAGCTGTTCGCGGTACACAGCCATGACCAGACCCCAGCAATCGTAGGCACCCGGGCCGCGTGCGCTGAGCTGGTACGGCTTGCCGATGTAGTCGTTGATCCACTCCATGCTCATCGGTCCAGCCCCGGAAATGTGTCGGTGCGGTACAGCACGCTCGGGAACGGCCGATTGAGCGTGTCCGCCCGGGTAGCCGCTCCGGTGATGGCGTCCAGAGTCACGACCACGTTCGTGAGCGTGAGGCGCAACGGAGGGTCCGTCTGCGGCGCGCTGAACGACCGGTCGAGATAGACGCGGTACACCACCGCGATGTTCTCCGTCGGGTCGCCGCTGGCCAGCTCCAGCGCCTCCACCGCCTCCCGGCCGATGTTGTCGATGGTGATGCTGAGGTCTTGGTTCCCCTTGCCGTCGCTGGTCGGCAGGATCACCTTGAACGGCACGATCTGGAACAGCTGCGCCCGGCTATCCTCGAGCAGGAACTCCCACTGCTGTAGATCGTTGGTGATGTAAATGGTTCGCGGGAAGCGGCTGTGCGACAGCTCCAGCGTCTCTATATAGCGCGCATCCTGTGGAGCACTGGCATACACGCGCTTGAGCTCAGGGGAGATGGGCATCAGGCGGCCACCGAGGAGCGGTTGAGTCCGTAGGCGCGCTCCACCGCGTGGGCGACGCTATTGCCGCCGCGCGAGAAGTCGCTGGTGATGCTGCGCTTCACCTTCTCGATGATGATCTCGAGGTCGCCGTTGTCACGCTGGCGCGTGTTCACCGTGGCGTCCGCGTAGTTGTTGACTACCACGTTGACCGGCTCCCGCTTGATGTCCGCCGTGAGTGTACCGTAGCCGCCGTTGACGGCACCGCCCGTCCCGTAGCTACCGAGCCGCGCGCCCGGTAGCGGTATGGCGTTGTCGAAGCGCGCGACAGGTCCGCCGACAGGGGCCGAGAACAGCGAGCCGAAGATGCCGCTCAAGATGCCGCCGATGCCACCGCTGCTCTTGAGGCCGTCGCGCAGCATCTTGATCAGCGGCTCCATCACCGTGAGCTGGAAGATCATCTTGGCGAGGTCCAGCAGCAGGGACTTCATCACGTCGCCGAAATCCTTCCCGTTCTGGATAGCGTCAAAGAACATGTTGCCAGCTTGGCTCGCGAACTGGGCGACCGCCTCGGTGCTCTTGTCCGTCTCTTCCTTAGCCTTACCCTGCTCCTCGAGCAACATCTTGAGCGCCGCCCGGTACTGCTCGATAGACAGATACCCAGCATCGAACGCCGCCTTGATCTTTCCGAGCGTCGCGTTGAACTCGACCATCGGATCGATCTTGTTGATGATCTGCTCCGCGAACCGCTTGAGCTCGTCATTCAGCTCCTTGACCTTGTCCTTCGCTCCCCCGGTCGCTGCCGCCACTTCCGGCAGCTTGATCTTGAGGTTATCCGCGCTGGCCGTCGCGCGCTGCATACCCTGTGCTGCGCCGTCCCACTCAACCTTGAGCAAACTGGCGTTGATCGCCGCCTGCGTGCCCATTTCGACAGCCTTGCGCTTCGTCTCCTCCGCCTGATCCGCCAGTTCTTTGGCCCGGGCAGTAGCCGCGCTGATATCAACAGTCCATTTTCCGAACAAGCCATCCGGGCCGGTAAAGCCCGGGGTGAGCTTGCCCATACCCTGCGAAACCCAGTTGAAGAAGTCCGCCCAGAGACCCTTCAGAGTGTCGATGCCCTTACCCACAACACCGACGACCGCCGCCATCCAAGCCTGCCACGCGGCGTTGAGCTGAGTCAGCGCGGCCGGGAGCGTCTGTGTCAGGAACTGGCGCAAGTTTTCGTAGCTGCTGAGAAGCTCCAGCACCGCGCCGATCCCGGTAATACGGAGCGCTACATCCAGAACCTTGCCGAACGACACCGCACCGTTGCTGGCGCTAGTGATCATCTGATTCAGGGAACTCATGTCGGCAAGGAACAGGGAGACGCCGCGTCCGATCTTCTCGATGACCGGCACCCAGCTCTGAAGACCTTTAGCCATAGCCTGCACAAGACCCGCGATCTGCGGCGTGTCGAACGCCTTGGCCAATGCCGTGCGGATATTGTTGGAAGCTCTCTCCACCGTGAGCGGGAGCTTGTCGAACGCAGCTTGAGTATCGGCCGCCGCCTTGAGCAAGGCGGTAGCGACTTCCTTGCCGGTCAGCTTACCCTCGGAAGCCATCTTACGCAGCTCACCGACGGAAACTCCGAACTCCTTGGCAATCGCCTGCGCCGCGAGAGGCATGTTCTCCAAGACGGAGTTCAGCTCCTCACCTCGCAGTAGACCGCTCGCCAGCGCCTGCGACAGCTGTAGCATCGCAGCGTTGATTTCAGCCACAGAACCGCCGCCGACGGTGCCCATCTGAATAAGGGTCTTGGTCAGCTGAGCAACTTCAGCGTTGCCCCCGCCCATATCTTTCAGAGCGACGGTAAACCGACGAGTGATACCAGCCACATCTTCGAACGCAACCCCGGTCTGGCTCGCGATCTCAAAGGTGCGCTCCAGCATGTCATTGGCTTGTGCGCTGGACTTGGTCAAAGCCTCGATGCCAGCCCGGGCCTTCAGCGGAGCTTCCGCCAGCTGGACGAACGAAGCCCTCAGCTCGTTCATATACTCGAGAATTTTGGCGGCGACGAACGCTTTGACCGCCACAGCAGCACTAGCAAACGACTGCTGCATGTTCGCTGTAGAGCTGGAAGTCCGCCGGGCGCTGTCCTGCACCTTCTGGAGCGACGCGACGGCCGCGTCCATTCCCTGCCGGAAGCTAGCGATATCAGCCTGCAGCTGGACTACAAGAGCGTCACTCATCGTCCGCGCCTCACCTTGAGGGGAGCGTTAAGCCGGGCCGCCAAAGTCCCGGCATTCTTGAACAAGGCGACCCGGGTCTCGGACACCACAAGCTGAGCAATTTCCGTCTTGTGGTGAACAAACGCCCAGCCGAAGAAGTTAGTGGCCATCTGCGGAGATGCCGCCACCGGGTACTTGCCCCGGCCCACAGCTCTCTTCAGACGATTGACGATGCCCTTCTTCGGGGGACCACGCATGTGTGCTTTACGCCCATACTCGATCGTCTTGTAGTAAAAGCGGATCTTGCTTTCACCTCGGATCTTACCGAGCTTCACGTAAGCCACGAGCTTCTTGCGAGAAAGCGCCGAGCGGATAGCGTTACGCAGCTTACCACTCTTGCGCGGAGCCGCCCGGCGGATGTACGTCCGCAGCCGGTTCGCCCCTTTGCTAAGACCAGTGCGTTGCGCCTTGACAGCGGCCGTGTCGGGCATCTGCTGAAGGCAGGCCGCGAGCTCTGCTGCACCTTTGAGCGTGACCGTCACAGCCCGAACCCCTTCAGGATGGTTGCGCTGTCCGCCGTGGCAAGGTTGCCGTCAGGCGCGGTCGGCGCTGCACTCTGCTGTTGCTGAAAGAAGGTGATCCAGTCCATGAATTCGGCCCAGCTCATTCTGTCCTCCAGCTCTCCCCGCGTCATACCAAGATGCAGGGCCAGCATATGTAGCGCCGCGCGCTCCGGCGTCAGCTCGCTTTTCCCACCGGGGCCTGAGAGATCCCGTTGACGCGAAGGACTGCCTGAACCAGCAGCATGAAGCGTGACATGCCAAGCTCTTGGGCCTGCGGACCCAGCTTGACACCGTCCACCGCGCATGACTCGCCCAGCATGTCGAGCTGGGCACCCATCTGGTCCGTGTCCATCCGACCGATCAGAGGCAACATGATCCGGATAGGCAACTCGCTCACGACATACTCGGTGCCGTCGATGTTAACTTTCTCTTGTTTCAGCATGACCGTCTCTTTCATGACCGTCCGTTATAGCAATCGGCGGTGAGGCAGGACGGTCACCAACCCCACCGCCGCGCTTCCGCTACGCGACTGAGCCGCGCAACTAGAACAGGTGACGCGGACGGCTACCGAGCGCGAGGCTCGCCGTCCACGCGATGGCCCCGTCGATGGGGATCTGCCAGCCGAACGTCGAGATGATGCCCGGGAAGACGATCTCGCCGTTGTCCG